TCGATCAGTTCCTGCAAATGTTTCGCCTTCTTCATACTTACCAAACAAACGAATATCACCTGATACATAACTATCAAGTAGTTTGATTGGAGTATCTGGAGTCCAATCACGAAGTTTCATCCATTCACGAATTAATGTTGTCTTGCCAGTTCCAGGCATTCCAACAATACCAATTAATTTTGTCATATTAAAAATCTTTCAAGTGTATTGGAGCGATCTTCAAACATCCATTCCATTCTATTCAGTCTACCATCCTCATGGAAAGAAGTCAAGAACTTTTTCTCATTTTGTTTATTAAATCTTTCGTCTAATCTTTTATCGAGATTTTCATTTCTTGATTGCCAAAGAACCTCCCATTCAATACCATACCATCCATCACTCTCTGCTTTCTGAATTTCTCCAGACTGGCGATCAAGATAGTAACCAAGATAGCGACTATGATGTTCGCGGAATATTTTTTTGTAAGAACAAAGACAAGTTTCCATATTGAAGTAGTCTACTTGATTAACTAACTTGGGGAATCTTTGTTTTGTTTCAATTAGAATATCTGTTGCCTCTTTTTCCAAATCAGCATACTGCTCTTTGGTTAATTTAGCATTAATGTCCTCATCCCGACCAAGAGAAAACAGCAAACCATTACGATGCGAGCGAGAACCCGAATAGTCATTCAGCATTAAACTGGTTGGATTGATATTCACATCGGCTGTCTGTTTCAAATGCTGTAGGTAAAACCATGTTGAATATCGACCAAACTTATACAACGAAGTCTTCATCGTATTCCAAAGGCTATCAAAATTTTCAGATGGCGAACCTTTATATAACGATTCAATCTTTTTTTGTTGGGTTTGTTCACCTATGAACTCTTGGTAAGAAGCAAACATGGTAGGTAGATGCCCCTTGTTCCATTTTGTATCAACCTGATACCGTAGTCTTTTATAGTTTGCAGTATTCCACTGCTCCATTCGATCAACGGTTGCGAGTTCAAAGTCAGGAAACTCGTTTAACAAAACCCATGCTGTTGGTAGATTGTAAGTGTTACCATACAACCAACAGAACCAGAGTTTCTGTTCTGTATTATGTTCATACCGTCGATTTAGATAGTTAGTGAGCCAAACCGCTGGATCGCAGTCACCATATTTAAGTGACCAAGCGAACCAGCGGATGAAACCTTCACGACGGTTTTCTTTTAGGCGATAATCCAATTATTGTTTCCAAAAATTATCATATACATTTTGCACAATAGATATTGCTTCAATCTCTACTTGATTTGAGTCAGATCGAGGAGTTTCATCTGTTACCTTCTTTCCTGTCAATTCAAGAAGCAAATCTTCACTTATTTCTTCTCCGTTCAAACACTTATCGATGACATAATGAACGAAACCACAATAGATACGACGATCAGCAGTATTTACAGTCGTCTTCGTAGCATTATATGGAAGCACCTGACGAGTAGTGGTTTCCCTATAATCAATCCTTGGGTTTAGAGCTGCATTAGTCGATTCTGGTGTTAGCAATTCATCTAGCATAATTTCAATGTTTTTTAGAATCACAGAATCAACAGAATCAGCAAATAAACCTTTTCTGCGTTCAAAAACATTTCGACCATATTTACATGCATCCACAGTCATCTCGACAATCTTTTGTAATTCTAGATTGACTTGGCCATGACCATCCCTCATCATATGACGCACCAACGATGCACATAGAGGAGCAGTTAAAGACCTTGGCAGAGTATCTTGATTTATCACAGATCCCAAAGAAACTAATTCTGGAATGAAGTAGTCAAGAAGTTCAACAGTCTTTTTTGCTTTGTCGCCATAACCAATATTCTTGTTATGGGTGAACGAAAGTGGTTCTTTTTCATTCTTAGGAATAAAATTGTCAATGGCAACAATCATAATGTCATAGACCTTTTCACCCTTCCGAAACTGCGTAGGAAGATTATCGCGATAGTTCTTGAACCGTAGATATCCAGAAATCTTCTCTGAAAATGTTTCCGCAGTGTCAATGCTATCAATTGAATGGTAAAGAATTTCTGCTTCTTCATCATTTTCAACAGCATAAAAATCTGCACTGATACTTTCTGGAACAATATATTCATCGAATTGTAAATTATTTTCCCAAACATAAGTTCGAGTGTTTCCATCTAAACGGCGAATTCTGCCATCAGGATAAACACAAAATGACATCTTACGATGTGTAGGAAGAGCAACACGACCAAGTGCCTTTTTCGTTTTTTGCCAACGATCTTCATGCGACCTTTGACAAAAAACAGGATCAATAGAGAATGCAACAACAGTAGGAATTACCATGGTGTACATCTTCATATTCTCTGGAATATGTAGTTCTTCATATACTTTCGACCAATCATAATTCAACTGGGTTGCTTTGGATTTCTTTTCAATAAAATATGAAACTTTATCACTAACAAGTCCATTTTGACGCCAATATTGCAGTAGCTCGACTGATTCTTCCGTAATAGAACTTCCTTTTTTTAGGTTTTTTTCTACAGAAATGCATTGCAAATTCTTCAGATTTGACATCAACTCGATAGGAATGTTATATTCCCACCCAAAAAGGATTGGAACGATATGATCAACAACCATCCCCTTTTCATTGGCGCCTGGTACATGCTTTTTAGCATGATTTGTAGCGTCGCGAACCTTTTCTTCATATGTTTTATAGTCCATAGCATTAGTAGTAATCATTAGAGTGTTTCCTTCTAAGATAAGTTTAAAGAGTATCTGAAATGACGCATATGTTCACCGCAGATAAGTTATTATGCTATATTTCTATATTTTTGTAAACACTTTTTGTCAAAAAAGTGTAACCTGTTGTTTTTCTTCAAAGATTTCGACGCAACCTCCCTTCCCTTTCTTGTACACAGCCTTGGAAATCACAGGATCTTCAATATCATAGATACCCTCCTGGAAGGTTCTCCCACCTATGCGAAACATGCTCAGCTGGCATCCAGACTTCTGTTTTCCAAGCATACGGAACCCTATACGTTCATAAAAAACTACCGCATCTGGCTCGGCTGATACGCGGAAATACATTGAGCTGTTCTGTATGGCGTAATTTAGAGATTGTTCACACAACCTCCTAGCCACACCCTTACCTCGATGAGCATTGAAAGTATGGAGTAATTGTAAATTTGCAACTATTGGATACCTTTTCGAAAGTGTTGTTATAATAGCTCCCATAAGATTATCTTTATCCCATGCACCGACACAGAACTCCCACTGATTTTGCATATTCGCTTTCGCAACGAATGTCTTTGCAAACTTATCAGCAGGGTCATCTGTCATTGCATTCATAAACTGTTCACAACTACAACTACGCAACTTCATGGAATTCTCTAACTTTGTTGCCTCTCTCTTTAGAATATTTTGTTTTTTCCCATCCAATATATTCAAATTGATCCCAAATGAATGGAGGAAACTCATAATCATATGCATCTAGAATCTCAGAAACAGATGGTCCATCGTTTAACGCAGCATCAACAAATGCTTCTGCAAATCTACACTGGTCCTCTAATTGTTTACGTTTTGTTGTTGAACGGAAACAACGAAACTCGATTGTGCCTGTGTGTTTCATGCAGTATGTATTGATAGCATAACGAAATGGGCGACCCATTGATACACCATCTTTACCAGCAGCATGAAGTTTAATAAAAGATTCAAAATCAGTTGCAAGATTGATAATGTTGTCGCACATATAATCAGGCATAATACGACCACCATCGTATTTTAGATACATGGTTGCGCCCTTTGCCTTTTTCATTTGTGGATGATCATAAAACCCATAAACCCGTTCAATTGTGAGTTCTTGATTCGCTTTGATGTAGGCGATAAGTTTTTTTAAAGATATTAGATCCTCTTTAAGACCTGGAACAAAAACATGTACATGACCATGATTGATACAAGAAGCTGTTGGCGTATTTCCATTATCTTCAAAAAATTGTTTGAGTTCCAAAATACGGTCAACCTGCTCTTGCCAAGTTTTTGTTGGTTTGGTGTTTACTTCACCCCCCATATATGGTTCTTTGCCAAGAGGGTCACATGCAACATAACGAAACGGCTCGCACAGATTTACAATATCTGTCTCTGCATATTCCCACTTTCCAATATGTTCTGGGATTGAAAGTCGGCGATCGATATCGCCCCACTCAACTTCATACCCCCATGTGAACGAATTCGGGTTGTAAGTCATTTATATTAATCTCACTTTCAATTTCTTCATAGTGTTGAATTTTATTTTCATGTAAAGGATTATCTTTCACTATATTATATATTCCTGGCGTAAGCCTCTCAGATTTGATTGATGGATCTACTCTTTTCATTATATCTGAAGTAGATGTAATAATAAAACCATTTTTTAATTTTGAATGATAGAGTGGACGTTTGCCATTTCGGTAATAACGCAGTGTTTTATTTTCAGTCAATTCAACTGCAGCTATTGATGCATCTTCCCAATCTATAAAAACATTTTTAGAATACAATAAAAGTTCAGTATCGTTTTTTGTTTTGGTTTTGTGACCATATAGACGTTCCCAGTTTTCTGGCAATTCTTGACTAATCACTCCATTGTGAACGATACTTAATTCTTTATTGTAGATAGGTTGATTAAACTCTAAGTCGCTAGTGCTATAACGACAATGAGCAATCATGGTTAATTGATTACCCTCTACAAATTTTTGAACAGGATGTTTTTCTAAAAACAATTTTGCTGATATTGGTTCACGAATGGTATGTATTTTACCATTTTTATAATAAGAAACACCAGTGGCATGCATGCCACGTATGCGTGATTCTAAAATTACTTTTGTTACAATCTCAATGTCATTATCACTGACGTTTCGAAGAAACACACCAATGACGCCACACATTAGAAAAACGACTCCAATGTTCCTCCGCCATATGGGTCGTCAATATTGTGAGATTTCATATATTCTCTCCACTCTTCAGTTTCCCACATTCCTGGAGATACACCGTTCCAAAGTGGACGCTGGAGAGGATGGTTTTTATCTTTGCGTCGATCTTCTACAAACTGCTTTCGAGTCATCTCATAATCCCAAGATTTCAACTCGAGCATTTTCTCGCGAAAATAAGCGACAATAGAAACACGATCATTATTATCACCAATTTCAGCGGTATTTGTATGAATGCCTTCATGATTATTTACGAGAAGCAAATCACCTGGTTGTAAATTGATACCAATTTCCCATTCAGGAAGTGTGAATACAAATCCTTTCCAACCTTTACCAATACCAGAGATATTAGAGAATCCAGAAGAAAGATCACCAGCATCACGATGACCTGCAGTTCGCCAGTTATAATTTACAGTCAGTGTTGTAAAAACTGTTTCATCAATTAGAAACTTTGGATCAAGTTTATCAGCTGCTGCTCTTTGTGCTGCCCATCGCACAGGCAATTCTTTTCTAAAGATATTATTGAGTTTACGAAGATATGGAAAACTCATGGCAAACTTTTCTGGATTTTTCTCATTATAACCAGCAGGACGACCATATGGAATACGAGGATAACGATCATAGAAACCTGCGATACCAGACAAAACAGTTTGCGCATAATTTGTTTCTGAAATCATTTTACAAACTTCTTCGGCTTCCTGTGCTTGAACACTAGGAGGCTGGTTGTGCATACGAGTTACCCAACGGTCAAACCAACCATCATACTCGCCATACTTATCACCAATGACTTTTGACCGCAACCAAACCTGACCTCGTGTTTCTTCTTTGACATCTTTTTTAGTTGGAAATTCTTCAACTAAACGATTACCAGAAAAGTATTCAATTACTTCTAGTTGATAAGGAGTCACCCAATCACGATGACTACGCTGCCCAGAACCCAAATTATCGCCTCTTGGACCAGCAGCTTTTCCTCGGTTTTGAGATTCAGTTGCTGCTTCGCGCAAACCTGCATATGCTAGTTCTTGTTCTTCTTTTGTAAAGACACCCTTGCGAAATTTGAAGATAATATTCTCTTCATTTTTCTGATCAGGATCATGAGGATTGAGACTATACAAATCGCAATCTTCTTGAACAACCATATTCATATCTTCTGGTTCAGCAAACTTGCCGATAATATCTTCGCGATCAATATGTGGGCGAACTAACTCTTTCATATCATACCTCCAATTTCATATATTATATTAGTATGTATACGAAATCTCAATCGTTTTCCACAATTCTTTTTGTTCTTGCAATATTTCTTGGAAGTATTGTTTCTCTCTGTTTTGCCAACCATAAGCCAATTCCCACCACTCATCATTGAATTCTTCTGTTTCTTCATTATATGGCAAAGACCCAATTTCTTCTTCATAAAGATTTTCGTCTAATTCTTCTTCATATTCAGCTTCATATGGACCACGACCATAAACACCAATGAAGTTTGGCATCTCATCTTCGTAGGTGCACCACATTTCTAAATTTGGAGAATTTAGACTTACTAACTTTTCATAAAGTGTATCGGCGAATCTTTTTGGGAAACTCCACGCTGAAAACATATTGAAAGTATCTTCTCCGATTTCTTCGAAGTTTACCCATTTCGCACCAAGATTATCGACACACCAAGCATATGTATTCATAGTATCTTCTGATTCTTCGAAAAAATACTCAAGTACTTTTGCAGTCGGCGTATCAAAAGATGGCATTATATTTGATAAAAACTGAGTTGCTTCTTCTGAAAGATTTTCGAAAGAAATGTGACTGTTAACATGATTTGCCATAATTTATCTATCCTTTGGATATTCATACACTTTATTTTTTTGTAAAAACAATCTTTTTAACTCTTTGGTTTCTTTTTTATTTTCACCTAATACATAAGCATACTTATGTTTTGTTGGAATGTCAAGTAT